TTCATGTCTTTCTTGGACTCCAAGTAGATAGCACCCTTAGAGTCAGGCTTCATCAGCGGGCTAATGAGGTCAGTCTTGAGCATTTTTTCTTTAGGGATGCTTGCAGACTTAAGCCAATCCTTCATTTGTCCCCAAATCTGCGCTCTCATGTTGCCGTACATCATGGGATTGCGGCTTTTGTTCGCAAAGTTCACGCCCCGTATCTTGTAGCGTTGTTCTTTCAATCTATCCACGACGCCTGCGCCTAGCCCACCCTCGTCGATTGCCACTACTGCTGGCTGATACTGCTCGATGGCTTCAATCACATGACCAACCACAGTCATGGTGTCGTCGCCTTTGAACTTGCGAACTTCAATGATGTCGCGTCCTTGACGCACTGCAATAACGGTGCTGTCAGACCCAAAGCGGGCAGGATCAACGCCAAGCACGATGGGCGCGGAGTCATCTTGCCACTTGTCCCGTTTCATGGCGTCATCTACTAGGGTTGATGATATGAACTGATCATCACCTTCAGATGGAAACGAACCATACACTTCAACGTGCGCCTGGTACGAGTCAGGGCCATATTCTTCAATGATCTGGTTATAGACGTTCTTATCCGTCCCTTCTACATCTCTAGCATCCACTTGCCTAGATTGCCAAAAGTCACGCTTGCTACCTTCGATTGCTTCGTAGAAGTAGCCTGTATTGCGACGCGGGTTAGAGAAACAACACCAAAAGCGGTTGGGCGTGTTCTCTGTGAAGAACCCGCTAGTCACCGCCCAGATGGAGTCATCAATACCTGACGCTTCGTCAAACACGACCATTACGCCATCGTAGTTGTGAACTCCAGCGAAAGAGTCAGGATTCTCAGCCGACCATAGCCTGCCTTCTAAGTTCCAATATCTTGTGCCTTTCTTCAAGTCACGCTCAACTAGTTCAGTGAGCCACTTGGCGGGCATGACTCTTGTGGCGCTGATCTCCCACCAATAGCTATTGATTGACATGGACGACCATTTAGTGATCTCAGCCCAAGTGACAGACCGAAGCTGCGACTCGCTGTTAGCGGACACAATGACAGTAGCGCCAATCCTTGTGGTCATCATCCATAAGACTAGCCAACTGACTAGTGCCGACTTGCCAATACCACGACCAGAGGCAATCGCTAGGCGCATAACGTCATAGTCTAGCTTGCCGTTGTTCGCTTTGATGTGATCGGCTAGATCTTGCAAGACCTGGCGTTGCCACTTGCGAGGGCCAATGAAGTGTTCTAGCGGAGTGCCAACTTGACCCCAAGGAAACGCAAACATCACGAACGCTAGCGGATTGTCTTTAATGGCTGGTGACCAAAGCCGCGCCATGAGTTCTTGTTCATCTTGCGCGGAATAGCGGGTAGTTTGCATTAGGCTGCTTTTAGGCTCTTTTGTTTGGTTGGTTTGTATTCTACGACTTGCGGCTCGTTGTCAAGGGTAAGAGCGTCAATGACCCTTGATTGGGCTTGTTCGAGAGCAGCCGTGATTGAGATGCGCTGATCAACGTCGATAGAGAGTTGTTGTTTGGCGACCCAGCCGTGCTGATGTTGCAAGATGGCGAGGGCTGACTTGACGTCGCCTTCTTTTGCAGCAGTATGCAAGACTTCGGCCATTTCACGTTCACCTTCAGCCCTCCCTTTGATTTCAGCGTATTCAGCGATGGGATCAAACAACACTAACTGGCGGTACTCGGTTGGCGTCATGCCAGCCGCTAAAGCTAAAGCATCTCCCTTAAGGCCGATCTTGGCGGCTCTCATAATAGCTTCAAGCCTGCTTTCGGTGGCTTGCAACTTGCGAGGTTCGTAAGGGAAGCTTTGGAACATACGCGTGATGTTATCACTTTTTAATAAAAAATAAAAATTAAAAGATTGGGGCGCGTTGGCTATAAAAATAAAAATTGTTCGTGATACCTCCCGCAGCTACACCTTCAGCCGGAATGACCTAGGGGGGGTCTAATTTGGCAGCCTATTTTTGATAGGTTAGTAGCCACTAACATTTAGCTGGTACTTGTGGGCATTGTGGACTTGTCCACGATAAGAGGGCGCGAACATTCAAGGCGTTTTCCTTTTTGCTGGCGGGCGCGTAGATTGTGGACAATTAGGGCATGGGTTTATTAGGTGATCCACAATGCCCACAATTATTTTGAGATTAGCCCGAAGCTGACGGAAAATAGCAGCATAAACGTGGACAACGTGGACAAGTGGACAACGGATTTTCAAGAGCTAGCTTATAACATCTGTGGTATTTATACAACAAATATACAATCTTTGGCTTATATGGTTTTCTACATTATCCGCATTATCCACAACCTTGATTTATTAAGGGTTTGCCGCCATTTTGCCTAGTCCACAATCAATCCACAATGAATCCGCAACCAGTCCACAAACCAAAAAAGCAACACCACAAATATATTTTGCGCTAAGTGTTGCAAACCCTCAATAAATCCTTTACAGTCTAAATACCGGCTGCAACTTAACCGGTAAACAGTCCACTAAACTAAACTGAAGGAATCGAAAATGAACCAATTCACTATTTCAATTAACGCGTTAAAAGGCTTAGACCTATTGGCCGGTAAAAGCGACATTCGCTACTATTTAAACGGCGTAAACGTCGAATTTAACGAAACAACAACCCGCTTAGTGGCCACGAATGGCCATATTTTAGGAATCGAAAACCTAACCCAAAACTTAGTAAACACCGGCGCGGGTTCGCTTATCATTCCTAGCGACATCATCAAGGCCTTAAAACCAGTTGGCAAAAACTTTGATATTGTGCAAATTAAACAGATTGACGCCGGCCATTGGGAAATTGACAACTACGGCACAAAAATTACTTTTTCCAGTATTGAGGGCAAATTCCCCGATTATGCCCGCGTGGTAAGCGGCGCAAAAACAACCGGACAATCTGCACAATATAACGCCGATTATTTAGCGACATTCTTAAAAGCGGCCAAACTATTGACCGGCGCAAAAACGCCGGATATTGAGATTATGCAAAATGGCCACAGCGCGGCCTTAGTCAATATCACCGGCCTTGCTAGTTTTATTGGTGTAATTATGCCAACTAAAGGCAAAACAGGCGACGAACAAGCCGGCGGCCTTGCTAGTCCTACGCTATACGCGCCACTAGCAGCAGCCGCGCAACCTGAACCCGTAGCCGCCTAAATTTGTAGTGGATCGCTAGCCGGCGGGCGTGATCGCCGGCACTTACTAAACTAATCTAAATTGAAGGAATCTAAAATGATCGCAATTCATACAAAATACATTAGCCCTAGTGATACGCGCGGACCGCGTATTAAAGCCTATGTTGCAAGCTACGGCGGCAAAAAAGGGTTTGAAACTACTATTCCTTATGATTATTCACTTGATGGCGTGGACGTGCATTTTAAGGCCGTCAAAGCATTAGTGGATAAACATTCCCTTAATTGGGACTTATCCGATATGCGATACGGCGATAGTGCCGACGCTAAAGGGTTTTCATTCTGTTTTAACTGTTCCCGCGTAGAGGCCACAAAATGACAACGATCAAAAAAATAGAGTTTTTATATGAAAAGCAGATAAGCCGCCGGCGTTTAAAAATTACCCTTACTAACGGCGCCAAGATTAAGGCCGAGGCCTGTTATGAATCTTGGCAACAATGGGGTGGCACTACTGACGACCTATATATCACTATGCCAATAGTTCAGGCCAATAATGACTGGCTACATGGCGGCGAAAAAAACACCTATAACGAGGCCAATTATGAATAAGCAGCCACAACCAACAAAACTTGAACTATTGGGCGCGTGCATTATGGGCGCGATTCTAGGCGGCGGCATGATCGCCTTATATTTTTATCTAAACGGGGGATTTTAATATGGAATTTAGCTATATAGACCGGAACGGAATAGCCCTTGACGAATATGGGAATGAATTTAGGGGTGAAGATGGCGCGATAGTTATTGTGCCGCCTGAAGATCGCGGATTTTATGATCTTGGGTATAGATTTGATGAAGAACCAAGAGAGGAAGATTAAGACCATGTTTACAGTCATCTATAAAACGTATCTCGGCGGCGTTGAATCATACGCTTATCGCCGTTTTACTAACCGCGCCAATGCGACAACTTTTGCCCGCAAAACGGGCGGCACAATCGAAAGGGCATAAAACCATGTTTAACACTTACAACATAGAGGCGACGCCATGCCCTGAGTGCGACGCTAAAGAATTGGTTTATAGCCAATATTGCAACGCCGTAGCTTGTCAAGAATGCGGCTTATGGTTTGATCTAGCGGGTAACATTTTAGAAAGCGAGGCATAAAAATGGCACATTTTCGAATTTTGGCAAGCTATACAGTCTATTGCTCTATGAATGTAGAAGCCGACAACATCGACGAAGCGCGCCAGCTAGCATATGACGCCGACGGCGGCGATTTTAATAGCGATGAGTATGGCGATTGGAATATTGACGACATTATTATTTTACAAAACGAAAGCGAGGCAGCAGCATGACAACTATTACAGTAAAAATACCCGCCGGCATGAGTGCCGATGAGTTTAGCCGCCGCGTGGCGATGATCTCAAACCCTGAATGGATTGCGTCGTGGTGGCATATATCCGACGTGCATATGCACGCCAATATTTTAGAGGGGATAGATAGCGACGAACCCGACGAGATCACCGACGACGACGCGCGGGAAGTGCTACGCCTTGCGGACAAATACCACGATAGCGAGCAGGGCATTAACTGGGATGTGTTAGAGGGCTGGATTAACCATGTAAAACAAAACAGAAAGGCGGCAGCATGAACAACGCTAAATTTGAGGTGCAGCACTTTACCTTTTGCGACGGCTGGATAAATACATGGTCAATAGAGCATAACGACGGCACAACAGAGCTAGAAACTTTTGATAGCTTTGAACAGGCGTTAGCGTGCCTTGATGAGTTTATTGACGATGAGCAGCACGAATATGAACAGGGCAATATTGAAAGCCCATACGAACGCGACGAATTTAGAATAGTAGAGGTTAAACAATGACTATATATCGCGTTTATGCCCAAAACAATGCCCTTATCAGCACGCACAGCAGCGCAGCCGACGCCCTTAAGCAAGCATTGATCTACCAACACTACAACGGCGTGCCGGCCTATGTTGAAAGCGAGGTAATGCCATGCTCATAGCTTTGATTGTGGCCGGTGTTACGGCCTTGCTTATTCTATTATTTGAACTGTAATTAAAAAGCCCCTTAATCGGGGCTTTTCTTTTATTTCACTAGCACCATTTTAGGCGGGGGGTTTTCCTCTACCATACGGCGCAAATCAGACTTAGCAAATTCGGACAACTCAGGCGCACAGAAAATATGCTTCTTAGTATCAAATTCCCTAGACTTTAGCCGCCCGCGATCTATCCAATTAGCTTCTTTTAGCGCGTGCAACAATGCAGCCTGTGGCACTTTCACGCCCGACGGCGCAGCCCCCGCAAGGCGATCACAAAGAGAGTGAAAGGGTGAACCTATAACCCCACGCGAAAACTCGCCTACGCGGTTTTTAAGCATCTCTACGAGGTAACTCTCCGCCATGCTCATGCCATGCTCTATTAAGTTTGCCTTAAATTCAGTCATTATCGGCGGCGCACTAGGGTTAAACCGGCTAACATCACGCGCTTTGAACCAGCTAGCGATAGCAGCGAACCCGCCGGCACGATACCATTCCCAAATTTTACGGGCGCGATCACTATTCATACGCGGCGCAGTAGACCACACACAGAACCACCGGCGATCTTGCGACGCAAGGGAGATAGGCACAGGGTCATTACTAAACGCTAAAACGAATAAGCGGTTAGCCATCTGATAAGGGTGTAAACCCTTGCGATTGATCGGCAGCATCTCAGGCGGCGCAGCAATAATTGGCTTGAGTTGGTTAGCCAACTGGCGACGGGTAGCCGCATCAGGCTCTTTTAGCTCGTTGATGATTAGCACTTCTGACTCTAGCTGATAACCCCATTGACTGTTTACGCTGTTATTGTCCATAATGCCGCGATTCTTTAAGTGATCGCCACAGATAGCCCATATAAACGGCGCCCAGAAGGTATCTTTGCCACTTCCTTCGTCGCCAGCGTGCAAGATAGCGTGATTGACTTTAATGCGTGGGTGCTGCACCTTAAACGCCATCACATCAAAAATATGATCTAGTTCGGCTTGCTCAGGCACTAACGCCTGACAATGGTTAAGCCATAAGGCTATATCGGCGTTGGCAGACGCATTAACAGCAGGGCGGGCATCACGCCAACGATTGCCGTATAGATCGCCATCACGACTGACGATCACATCATCGCCAGCAGCATAAGTAACTCCAACCAACGCTTTCGCGCCCATCGCTTGACGATTCTCATCAAAGCAGATTGACGCTTCAATCTTGCGCCCTGTATGCAAGGACTTGCAAGGCACATGACGGAACAAAGCGTTAAAGGTCTGGCGACTGATCTCGCGGCGGTCTTGCATATCAAAATAAGACTCATCGTCTTGAATGTAAGCAAAGCGTTCATACCAGCTAGACTTTTCAATACGACCAAGCTCTTTGCGCTCTACCTCGGCGATAAGCTCGGCTGCGGTATCTCTATAAACTTCATTCGGCGTCAATTTAGACAAGGCCATATTCATTTTCTCTGCAAGCAACTCATCACGCAAGCCGTGATCAACTTCAGGGCCACCATTATCCGCTACCCAGTCGAGAAACATCTGCGAACTAAAGTCCACGCAATGACCATGCAGACAACAGAACGAACGATCTAGGGGTTTATACCTACCTTCAATGTTGCCATCGGTATGCTCTGCGTTGTTAGGACAGACAATACTCATCCAGCCCTCGCCATTGGCAGGCGACATAATCAAGCCTTGCTCGTTAAGCCAAGTCACTACTGAATCTTTGCCAGTATCAGCCAAGCGAATTGCTACATTTGTAGCAGTATCAGCAGGGTCAGGCACCACATCAAGGGCGGCGCAAATATCTTTAAGGTTGTATTCAAGCTCAGGTTTGAAATGTATCAATGTTGATACAAAGTTATTACGCCCTGGCTTTAGGTTTACAGATCCTGGCAGACGGAAATTACGCACTGCATTAGTAGCGCCTGGATCGGTGTAGCCTGCTGTAGCAATCGCTTTGATGGCTGCGGTAAAGTCGCCCTTAGTCGGTTGCTCTTTAAATGCGTAGCCCCATTGGAATGATCCTTCTGAGGTTTCCATGATCCAAGTAGGCGCCAGCGGTGGCTCTTTGGACTTGGTGCCGATGTCATCTAACATCATCACAAGGACGTATTCGCAGTTGGCAGCGGACGCTGATACCTTGCCATCGGCAAAGCGATCTAAGATAAACGAGCCTGTATTGCCGTAAATTGCCCAATCTTTCTTGATCTTGGCAGTAGGTAGAAACGCAGGCCATGTGCATTTGATCGTGCCATCAGCATGAGTTTGGTATATACCATTGGTATCTACCTGTGGCTTTTGTCTAACAATTAAAGCGGTTTCACCTTCTGGCGCTAATTTAGTGATATATTCTACAAAGTTCATTTATGGACTACCTTTCGTGAGGGTTGCCCCCTAGCCTAAAAACCTAGGGGGTTTTTCTTTTTATTTTCCGTAACGCTGCATTGAATGAATCTCTACACCTAGGGGTATTCCCTTAGCCCAATCGGGTGGTGTACACATTACTTCTTCCATTCGTTTCATCATCGCTTCGGGTTGATCTGTTTCTACAACAATTTCATCGTGGACATGGAGAACAACATCATCCAACTGCCGTAAAGAATGACGCAGTAAATCATTAGCAACAGCCTGAGTAATATTTTCACAAGCCAATCCTTTCCATAATCTTGCTCTAGGCCATTCTTTAGCATCCGCAGCAGGTTTCCATGCTGACTTGGCGTACGTTATTCCGTCCGCTTCTGTTCTTGCAAATGGATAACAAAGTACACGCCCAGAAGGTAGAGCATACCAAAGATGTAAGCCGTCGAACATATAAGTAACCCTACCAGCGCTAAACTCATGCTTCGCATTACGCATCGCTCTTGTGTACGCTTCTTCTAAGTCTTGCCAATATGGCATGGCCCACGGATTAGCCAAACGCCAGCCAGCTACCATGCGTTTAGCTTGTGGCTCGGGCAAGAGAATACCATAAGCCCTACCCATTGCCGCAAACGCTCCTATGCCCCCTGCAAAGCCACAAGCTAACTCTTGAACTTTGCCGATCTGACGTTGCTCATTGTTTACATCAGCGACAGGAACGTGAAAAGTTGCGGAAGCGTTTACTTTGTAAATATCTTCCCCTAATTCAAAAAGCGATAATTTTTGAATACCGGCATCACAATTGGAAAGCCAAGGATTGACTCTAGCTTCAATGCCTGACCAGTCTGCCACAACCAGGCAAGCTCCTCGTCTTGGTATAAGCGCTGGTCTAAGCATTCCTTTAAGAACGTCGGTAACTCTACGTCCAAAGGCAGGGACAATTGAGTGGCCTCTAACCATCGCTTGTCTAACGGCGTCAGGGTCAACGGCGCATCTACGGGTAAAGTTATGGACTTGGGCGCCGTAGGACGAAGCGCGGCCTGTAGCGCTTCCACCTGCAAAGACAAATGCCCCTCGAACTCTGTGATCATCTTCATCTGCTAAATCCTTTAATCGGTTAAATTTTGCGACGCTAGACGCCCATAGGTCATCCGCACATTGGATAACATCAGCAACTTCCGGCGGTATCTGCTCTGGGTTTTCTTCGGCAAGGATGAGAAGGTTCGCCCTAACAGTTTTGTCAATTGAATACTTCTTATCACCATCTTTATAGTTCTCCATGAGTTTTTTGGCATCATCGCCAACACGGGCTAGTACCCATTCCTTCATGCGAGGTGAGCGCACCGATGAAATTTCGCCTTGGGTTATTTCAGATACAAGATTCTCGATTTCAGCAAGCTCGTGACTTGCGTAACGGATCGCAGACTCAGCTAATGGCTTGTCTAATAACACGCCGCGATCATTGATGCGCTCATTGACATGATAGTCCATAAGCTCATCAGAAGATAATTCCCTCATGGCTTGTGATATAGCCCGCATGGTTCTGACATCTTGTAGGGCGTAGTTACCCATTTCTGCTAACAAGGTAGGGTCTGTATTAAATGTACCATCTGCCCTTGGAATACACAATAAACGTATTAGTTGATTGCCTCTGTGGTCTTTACGCATACTGCTACTAGCAAAGCGTCCAACATCCTCAAGTGAGCCAGGAGCGCAGTTAGCCCGTGCTTGTGCAGCAGTGCAATACCATTGAGATAAATAAGGGGTAGGAACGTCAAAGTCTTGACATAAAACGTATTCGGTGATTAAGCGATCAAAGCCAGCGTTGTGCGCCCTGATCTGATTGCCAGAAAGAATATGGTCAATAATTTTCTGTGGAAAGGTTGCAAAAGGTTCCCATAAAGCTACTTCTTCATCGTCAAAAGCATACGCCATGCAGATGACTTGGGTGCTAGAATCTTGAGCATAGTTATACGCGCCCCGACTGCGTAAATCGCATCGGGATCTTGTTTCGTAATCGAGCCAAAGTATTGTCATGATAGGCGGGGCGGTATCCTTCTTAGGTATGAAATCTCTGCGAGCCATATACCTGAATAATGTCAACCACCCCTATTCGTTTAACTGCGACGACGGCGTACTGGCGCTGCTTCAGCTTCAGGTGCGTCTAATGCTTCAGGCGCTTCTTCTGCTGGGGCTTCACCATCCATACCAACCCATTCCAATACTTTGAAAATAGGGGTAAAGATACGGCCATACGATTTGTGTGTGTAATGCTCTTTACCCAACTCAACTACTGGCACAGGCTTGTCTTGGTCTTTTTCTACTTGTGTTGCAATGGCTACGGCCAAGGCTTGTACGCCTTTCTTACCACCAACCGAAGTTGTGGTGTAACGGGCTTCCATGCCTTTATCTTCACCATCAAGACACTTGATAGACATACCAACTTGAGTTTCCCAACCTTTTTTAGCACCAGGAGGCGCTGCTTCAAGTTCAGGCAATGGCTGGCTTACGCTAACCATCTTCTCAGCCAACACTTCGCCATCGCCCCATGCAATATAGCCATGAACGAATGAGAAAGGATTGACTGCCCAAGTAGAGGTATCTTCGATTTCGGTTTGATCTGCACCGAATACCCAATGACCTGTTTTGTCCATCTTAATAATGACGGTACCTGCTGCGCCTACATCGGTTTCGATGGTACGCAACGCAGTTGCTAGAGACTTTACTGAAGGTAAATTTGCACCTGAGAATGTTGTTAAATTTGACATGATTTAATTCCTTATTGAAGTTTAGAAAGGGCTGCGGTCAATTGCTGCCCGATTTGTAAAACCGCTGGCCTTGGATCGGAATCCTCAACCATCGTACTGCCACTGCTTACTGCTACTACTTGATTGGCAGGCAATTGCTTGCCATGCTTTTTCAATACTTTTTCTGCTTGAGCAGGAGATATTACCTTAACTGTAGTCAATTCTTCTTCGGGAATACCCTCATTCATCATGGCTACCAAAGCTTGATCTTCAT